TTTTTTGGGTCCTATTAATCGCGCTAGTTCTGCTGGGTACCCCTGGGTTCTCGAACGGAAAGGCGGAACGCATGGGAAAACAGGCTGGTTTGGAAATGACCAAACGTTTATTTTTGATGAAACTGTAAGGGATAGCGTGAATAATAGAATATTACAAGCTAAGCGGGGAATTAGAAACCCCGTCGTGTGGACTGCGACTCTTAAAGATGAAAGAAGACCCATTGAGAAAGTGCGAGCCCTCAAAACGCGAGTGTTTGCTAATGGTCCAATGGACTACACAATAGCTGTTAGAATGTATTTCTTGGGGTTTATTGCCCACATAATGGAAAATCGGATTCAAAATGAACAATCTCTAGGAACCAATCCTGTAGGTTATGATTGGACTGTGACGGCCAAGAAACTAGGTCGTTTTGGTGATAAGATATTCGCTGGAGATTTTTCATCGTTTGATGGGACACTAAATTCGTGTATATTGTCGGAATTTGTGGAAGTCGTGAATGATTTTTATAATGATGGCGAAGAGAACGCCCTCATCCGTCGTGTTTTAATGTTAGATGTTTATAATAGTATTTGGATGTGTGAGGGTAAATTCATATCCCTTTCACATTCACAGCCCTCTGGAAATCCTTTAACTACTGCTCTTAACTCATTCTATAATTCAGTCTCGATGCGCATAGCATACTACCGCGCAGCACAGCAGGCCGGAATAACACCACCGGCGTTTAACGACGCCGTATCGATGGTGTCCTATGGTGACGACAATGTAATAAATTTCTCAGATTCCATTAAAGATTGGTTTAATCAAATTACTGTGACAGATGCATATGCCACCTTTGTTATGACGTATACAGACGAAGCAAAATCGGGAGATTTGGTCGCATGGAGAAAATTATCTGAAGTTGCTTATCTTAAGCGGGGGTTTAGGAAAGTCGGTTCGATTTATCGTGCTCCGATGGCCCTAGAAACCCTTTTAGAAACGCCAAATTGGATTCGCCAGTGTCCCGATTTCGAAATGGCATGTCAAATGAATATTGAAGATGTGTGTCGAGAATTGGCACAACACCCGGAAGAAATTTTTAATAAATACTCCCAAGCTTTTATTTCAGAATTTTACAAGACAACCGGAAGTTATCCGGCTGTCTCTACCTACAACACTTATAATGAGGAATGGGATAGGGAGATGGGTTTGTTGGTTTAATCAGCACACTCGTCCTTCTAATCCAAGCAGACTGAACATTTTTCTTTATATATGATCAGAGAAGATCTAAAAACACTGTCAGAGAAGACTCAAAAACGCGGTCAGAGAAGACTCCAAACACTGTCAGAAAAGACTCTAAAATCAGTCAGAGAAGACTTTAAAACACTGTCAGTAAAGACTCGAAAATCCGCACGATGATCCATCT